GTCGAGGTGGATGAGGAAGCCAACGTCGTGTGGGGCATCGATGTGGCGCGGTTTGGTTCGGCGTCGAGTGCCCTAGCCAAACGCCAGGGTCGGGTCTTACGTGACATTCGCACCTGGCGTGGTCTCGACCTGATGCAGTTGACGGGTGCTATTAAGGCTGAGTACGACGCACTTGGGCCGCGTGACAGGCCGGTGGAGATCCTGGTGGATTCTATTGGTGTGGGTGGTGGTGTGGTGGATCGACTGCAGGAGCTCGGCTTACCCACGGTCGGTGTGAACTCTTCTGAGGCACCGAGCATGGCGGGCACGTACTCGAATCTGAGGGCAGAGCTCTGGTTCAAGCTCAAGGGTTGGCTCGAATCGAGAGAGGTTTTGATTCCCAAAGACGATGCCTTGCTCGCCGAGCTCGTGAGCCCGAAATACAAGTTTACGTCCTCGGGCAAGATGCAGATCGAGTCGAAGGAGCAGATGCGTAAGCGTGGCCTGCCGAGTCCAGACCGTGCGGATGCTGTTTGTCTCACCTTTGCGAGTGATGCTGCTATTGGCATTCACGGTCGCGGCGGGCGTAGCGCCTGGTCTCAACCCATCAAGCGCAACGTGCGCGGCGTGGTGTAGCTAAACTAAATCAAACTAATTGCTGTTCCGCGGAATTAGTATAATTAAACTGCAGCCCTTATATACCAACGGTTACAGCCGTTTTTTACCCCAGCTATATTTCTCAATTTCTCGAGAGATCAATTAAGACAGCCCCCCGAAGGGGGCTGGAGTGGGGGTCGGGATAGGGATGAGAGGAAGGGTTCTCCCGACCGCGACAAATAGTATGGCGTTTCACCCGTCATCTCACAAGTCACAACTCCGGGTAAAATGATGCGACACGGTCCCTATATGTGGGAAACATGCCGAACTACCCAAATTCTGTCATTGGACGTCGTCGAGCAGCCGCTGACGTCGCGAAAGTCTTAGACAAGCAGACCAAGTCGAAGCCGAAAGCCAAAACGGTTAAGCAACCGAAGTAATGGCTGAAGTAATGGGTCTATTCGACCGATTGGCTGCGATGAATGAGCTAGAGGCCAGGACTCGTGCCGAAGCTATTTCTGATGCGTGGAAACCAACGCCCGCACAAGCCGCGTGGATTGGTGGTGTATTGACGCCAGGTTCGAGCGCCGCTGACGTAGCAGGCGAGTTACCTCCATGGCCTTCAGAAGGTGTCACAGTTGGTGAGATGTTGACCGGTCAGAAGATGCCGAGTTTGAAATCCAACATCGAGCAACGTAAGTACTTTGATGCCGCCATGCAGGGTCTCGGTGTCGGCGGTGATGCACTGTCTATTTTGGGACCACCTGGTCTTGTGGCGGGCGCATTAGCTAAGTCACCTCGCCTCTTGAGAGGCGTATTGAAGGGTGTTGAAAATATTCCTGAAGATGTTGCGCGTCTCAAGTTCACCGGCACCAGTGCGCCGGAACAACTGGCCGAAGGAACGGCACGTACCATCAAAACCACGGGCAAATACCGTGGTGCCCCTCGTGACATTACCAGCGGACCCAAGCTAGGTGCGATGCGTAAACGGCTCAAGGATTACATCGCAGAAGGTAGTGATGGTCGCCTCTGGTACGAGAATACGAATGAGTGGTTGCGTCAGGTAACGGCTGATCGCCCTGGTGTGAGGGATCGATACGCGGCCAGTGCGGCCATTACCAGCCAGGGCACCCAGGTCGGCGGCAATGCGCCGATGGCGATGAAAGGATACAACCAGGCGCTACTTGATGAGCCGGTCGTCACCGGACGATTTCCAGCGACTCAGGGTAAATCCATTGAGGGTGTGTTTACCGGCACAACGTCGCCTCTAGGGCCGAAGCGAGAACCGTTTTTTGAGGCGCTCATTCAAGACCCAAATCGGTTGCGTCAAACCAACGACGTGCGGCAAGCGCGAGCGTTTGGATACACAAAGGAAGACGGCAGCATCTGGGACCAAGGGCTTGGCACTGCACAGCATCGATTCATGGACGAAGAAACTGCCTCGTTGGTCGAATGGGCGAACAAGAAAAAAGTCGGTGGTCACGCCGATTGGGACCGTGACCGGATACAAGCGGCCATCTGGATTGCTCAGAAGGCAGAACAAGAAGGCACCACAATAGCCGAAGCCGGCCGGATGTTTCAGGATGTCACGCCACTAGCAATCGTTCGCACCGAAGCCATTCCCTCTGAGCAGCTTGGTCACCTTCCCGGCCTTTTGGACGATCCAGAGGCATTGGCAGCATATAGCCAGCGCCAACGAGAAGTTTTATCGACCCCACAGAAGACCGATTATCTGACAGCGCAAACGGGTGCCTTAACCGGCGAGGTTGTGCCTGGACCTGGTAGCTATGGTGGTGTGAGTCGTCCAGCTGACGCTATCCCGGTGCTCGTTGGCAAATCAACGGCCGAGGTTGTGGACCCTGTCACAGGAAAAGTTTTAGAGGCGATGGTGATCGATCCAGCCTCTCGCACACTGGTTGAGTCTACGGCAGCGGCTCGTGGTCTGTTGGGCGCACAAGAAACCGTTGGCTACACGACGATCACCAGGGCGCCAAACGCAGCAACGCGAAATGCGGTTGAGATTGATCTAGGCAGGACGATCTCTGGTGAAGAGATGAACACGTTACAGGAAGTGCTAGGAGCACAATTCAAAGGACTGATTCCACTCCACCAGGAGAAAGGCGTCACGATCATTGTTGAGAGTTTTGATGCGCTAAAGAAACTGACCAAAGGCACGCCAGGGGGTAAGACCCCGAAGTGGCAAAAAGACCTTTCGGACACTGTGACGGAAACATTAGACGTAACGAAAAAAGACCTCGATTGGGGTCTGAATACGGGCGGCTTGGTTGGCGATGTTGACACTTGGACATACAAGCCGAGTGCCTATCTGGAAGCGTTGGAAGCTCCAGGGCCAACCGTCAGGGGTTTGCTAGATGAGGGCATGAAAAATGCCGCGAGAAGACTAGAAACGTTAGATCAACAGTTGCTAAAGGAATACCCGAGCGCGGGTGAGCGCAAAGAGATCGTTAGTCGGGTTCGACAGGCGTTGATTGAGAAGGGCGTAGCTGGAGTACGGGAGCTCGTTCAGAAGGGGATTGTTCCGGCTGTTGTTCTTGGGGCTTTAGGTGTCCAAACAATTCCTCAAGAGTCACTTCCTCGTTCAGGGCTGCTATGACGTACCTATCCATATCGGCCTCGAATTTCTTGAACCGACGACGACCAAGCTCGTTGCTTCGGTCGAATAGCTTTTTGAATCCCACACCCATATCGGAATATTAACATGGCTGACCCATATACCGACACCGAAGAGCAAACCGAAGAAGGTCTGACCGACGATGAACTACAGTCCATCGTCGTGGGTGAGATCGAGGATGCCATCGACTTCATCGACAACACGGTCAGCCCAGCACGGGCCGAAGCAGAGAAGTATTACCTAGGCGATCAATTCGGCAACGAAGAAGAGGGTCGGAGTACGGTTGTGTCGATGGATGTACGCGACACCGTGCAGGCCATCATGCCATCGCTCATGCGCATCTTTATTGGCGGCGAACACGTCGTCGAGTTTGCACCGATGAATCGTGAAGACGTTGAAGGCGCACGTCAGGCAACCGACTATGCGAACTACGTCTTCACCCGAGACAACGATGGCTTCGGTGTGCTTTACCAGGCGTTCAAGGATGCCCTGGTGAAGAAAGCTGGGTTTGTGAAGTTCTGGTGGGACTCGGCAGAAGAGGTCACCACCCATGAGCTTGAAGGTCTTGACGATGAGGCGCTGGCCGCACTCAACGCCCAGCCCGAAGTCCAAATCGATTTTCTCGAAACGTTCACCGACTCCGAAAACGTCGATCCCAACACGGGTGAGCCCATCACCGAATACAAGGTGCGCGTGACAAACACTCGCCCCAACGGTCGGGTACGCATCAGCGCCGTGCCGCCAGAAGAACTATTGATCTCACGTAGCGCCAGGAGTCTTCACGATTCAAACATCGTGGCACATCGGCGTTACCTCACGCTCTCTGAGCTTGTGGAGATGGGCTACGACTACGATGACATGGAACAGTACGTCACCAATGAAGATGCCTTCGGATTCAACGCTGAATCGATTGCACGAGATCCGTTGTTGTCGGACATGCGTGAATCATCCGACCCGACCATGCGGCGGGTTTTGTATGTCGAGTGTTATATGCAGGCCGATGTCGATGGCGACAACGTTGCCGAGTTACGCAGAATTTGCACGGTGGGATCGGAGTATCACATCGTGATGAACGAGCCCACGGACGAGATTCCATTTTGCTCGTTTATGCCTGACCCCGAGCCTCATACCTTTTTCGGTCTTTCTATCGCCGACGTGGTCATGGACATTCAACGCATTAAGTCGATGGTCATGCGGTCGAGTCTCGACAGTTTGGCACTGTCCACCCA